CTATAAAATTCATCTATTCCAATTGAAGGATTTTTAACTTCATCCCTAGCTTCTTTAAAGTATCTTCTATCAATCTTTTGCCTATCTTCTATTTCTTTTTGAATAAACTCTTCAGTATACCCTCTCTTCATTAATTTTTTATTAATAGGTTCTAATGCATCTTTTAATTCTTGTCTACGTTTTATAACATCAGTTTCTTCTGTTATTTTTTCTAATGTAAATTTTTCATCTATTTCTAAATTATTATCTACATTTCTTTTAATAATTCCTTGCCTTCTTAACATAGTTAGTATGTCTCTTCTAGCAGGATCACCTAATGTTTTCATATACTCAAGCATCCTAGTCTTAACACTATCTAATCTTGAGTTGCTCATTGTATCAAATAACTCATGCAATACTTGATTATCCATTTTTGTATCAGCATCATATATTTCTAACATTCTTAATTTTAATTGATTACCTTGAGTTTTATTTAGTGTAACAACTTTTTTTTCTGATATTTTTACCAATCCATCTGTTTCTTCATTTAAATCTTGTAGTATTTTATTATATTCATATTCTAATGTATTATCTGAATTTCTTCCTCTAACAGTATGAGGTATATTTACTTTGTATAAACTAAATCCAGATACACCACCTTCAGATAATAAACCAGTATCACTAAACATTGCACTTCCAGATTGTTGAAGTAAAAAATTAATATCATTAGAATTAGTAACTTTATTATTCATTCTTCTTCTATTTATATCATTTAATGTCATTTGATATAAAAACTTCATAGAAGGTTTATTGAATGTATCTATGTCTATTTTATTATCTTGAAGTATAAATTTTAAAGATTCTATTTGAGTAGATGTTGCTTTGTTTGGTTTTTCACTTGTTATTTTATAATCACCTAAAGCCATTAGTATTCCATGCAATCTACCTAAATCACTTGCTTTATTTTCATAATCTGTTTCAATTCTAGAAATATCATCTACTAACATTACTTCGCCATCTTGAGTTTTTTTAAGTAACCCAGAGTTTATTAAGTATGATTGTAAATTTTGAGGCATTGTATCTTTAGACAATACATCAGATATTCTTTGAGTAAACAACTTACCTTTATTTTGTATTAAAGGAATAATATAAGAATCTGAATCTGTATATCTAAATTCTCTTCTACCATCTTTAGGATTCGTCATTCTATTAATTGATTTTTCAGAATCCCTTATTATATTATAAAAATCTTTTAATGCATCTTCTGTTAATATTTTATTATCTTTAGTATTATTAGGTTCTGCTCTGTCTATACCTATTAATATTTTTTCGACTGTATGAAAACTTCTTTTTGCATTTAATAACTCTTCAGCTGCTTGCTCTCCACTTTTACCTAACCAAGATTCAAACTCTCCATCTTTTGCTTTTTTAAGTAACTTAGAATCTATTTCAAATGAATTAGGTATAACTAATTTATTATTATTTGCATCTACGCTAAATCCATCTAAGTCAGCAGATCTTAATTTATTTAATACATTTACTAAGTTTTCTTCCATGTTCTGCGTAGCATCTTCAACTCTTTGAGTAAATGCTTTATCTATGTCTTCTGTTGTCTTAAAGCCTTGTGTTTCTATAATCTCATTAATTCTTTTTGCTTGTCTTTCAGATATTTGATCTAAACTTTTTACATGATTATAGTCTTCACTCATAATCTGATATAGTTTATTTAGTTTGCCATCATAAGGATCAAATGGTCTTCCAGATTCTAAATCTAAAAATGTTTTTTCTCCTTCTGGTAATCTATCAGATGTAATAGTTTCATCTGTATCACTAACTATTCTTTGTTCTATTAAATAATTTTTTAATGTTTCATTGTCTCGTGATAAACCTACTCCAAATATATTGTTTGGTTTAGAAAATGTAGATGCAAAAAATGTTTGAGAATTGTCTATGCCTAAATGATCTAATGTTTTTCTTAAATTATTTATTTCGCCATTTAAATCTGCGCTTCTAGCAAAGTTACCTCTTCTTTGTGTCCATGCACCTATTAACATACTAGATATAAAATCATCTGCTTGTAAATCCTGACCTTGAACATACATCTGTATTCCTTGAACTCCAGACATAGCTGCTCCAGCAACCATCATTCTAGGAAATAGTAACTTATAATTTTCTAATCCCTCTCTTGTTGCTTCTTTTATAATCTCTTTACCATAGAATCTTTTCTGAGACATTAACCATTGTTGTGCTTTTTTCTCAGCATTATCACCAAATTCTTTTCTTAATTGCTTTGCTATTTCTTGACTATTTGTTATTGTACTATTATCATAGCTTTCTAATAAATCAATAGATTTTTGTTTACCATCGGATGTAAATGTATAACTTGTGCTAATATCATTTTTACGATTCATATTAGCTATTTCAGCCATATTACCAGATAAGTATTCTAAGTCCTTGCCTTTATAAGTATTAGTACCTAAATACGCTCTTAGTCCATTAGCAAAATCTTTTCTAGATTGAAACATCTTACCTAATGGCCCGAATGGTGCTGTGGCTGCGTTTATAGCTGTACCAGCAAGAAATCCAGTTGCAACTGCATATCCAGTCTGCCCTAAATTAAATTTAGCATTTTCATCTTTTACTAATTGTTGCCCTTGAAAAGAAACATCCATTACTGCATCTGCTACACTAAATACAAATGCATCATGTAGAGCTTCCGTAGCAAATCTACCAAACTTACTATTACCATAAGTTGTACGAGCATATTGAGAAAGATTTTGTAAAGGTATACCATTATTAATAATACGATCTTTCATGTTTTGAACAACTTCAATTTGCCTATCTGTAAGTTCTTTCCTAGCTGATGCCCTAGATGTTCTTTTATTTATTTCGTTATTAAATTGTTCTGCAAACTTTTTATTTGCATCTTTCCCTTTAGTAGAAGCCCAAGCAGTTTTGCCTTTTAATACATTTGTATATTTATTAACAACACCTTTTTCTATACCTTCCTTTAATGCTTCTTCACTAAACTCTTTTGATGCTTTACCTATTGTTTGTTTACCTACCAACTTAGATACAATAGATGTAGCAGGTTTTTGTAGTACCCTAGCTGTTAGTTTCATAGGAGCACCTAGTAAATAACCCGCTCCTGTTCCAACACCACCTAATACTTTAGCTAAAGAACTTTCTTCTTGAGCCTGTCTAAAATATTCTTGAAATTCTATCTCTCTACCTAATGCTCTTTCAGCACCTATTTCAGCAAAACCTACAGCTCCAAAAGATGCACTTTCTCCAAATTCATATAAACCAGCTCCAACTGCTTGTAGTAAACTTACATTGCTATCTTTATCTGTTTGTTCAGGTTGTTGCCTTTGGATTTGAAACCTTTGAGATTCATTAGGTTCATTTAAATTATAGGCACTTGCTAATGCAAATGGTTCTTCAGAGTTTTGTAGTTTTTCTCTCTGTAAATCTAATAAAGCTTGTATCGCTCTTTGACTAGGCATATTTACTTAAATTCACCTGCTGGTATTTCTTCTTCCCCAGCTTCTGCTCTTCTTCTATTAATTTCATCTATATCTTCTTGAGTAAAGTTTCCAATATAAGGTTGTAATATGCTTCCTATATATTGATCTAAATCTGCATTCATATCTTTACCTTGAAGTTTTAAATATCTTAAAGCATCTTTAGTAATATCGCCTGAATTTTTATATTTATTTAAGGTATTTTCTCTTTTAATAACGTTACTTAATTTATTTAAATCATTTTGAAATACAACATCAGATTCTTTTCCAAATGCATTTTGATATAAATTTTGCATTTTATTATTATCCATTACATCAAGATAAAATCTACTTAAACCATTAGTTAATGTATCGTAATCTTTACCTCCAGATAATTGAAATCCTGCTATCGCTGGTATTAAAAATTGACCATATTTATTACCTATATACTCATACAATTTTCTTTCTTGTTTTGTTTCACCTATTTTAGAAAGACTATTAATAACTTGAGTGCTTTCAGCTAAACTAAATTCATTATCCATAGTTCCTTTGCTAATAGCATCCATAAGACCGGGCAATGAACGTTGAAACGATTGATATACTATTTCTTTTTGAGATCTTATTTCATTATCTATACCAGCTTTTAAATCGTCTTCTATTTTTTCAACATTTTTATTTTGTTCTCTATCAGCTATTGCTCTAGCTTTATCTACCTCAGCTTGTAATTTTTGTAACTCAAGTTCATTTGTTTGTTGAACATCAGCTTTATCTAAAGCATTTATTTTTTTATTTAAGTAAGTAGCATCTAAATCTGCTTTTTCAGCTTGTCTTGTTTCTTGATTCTCTCTTAATTGCATCATTCTTTCTTGTCTATCATTGTCAATTTTTTGTTGTCTAAGCCTTGTTGCCATATCCATCATAGCTAAAGACCTATCAATCTTCTGACGTTCTCTTTCGTTTTTATATTTAATTATAGAGTTTAATGCTTGTAATGTTTGAGACATAATTTATCCAAATAGTCCAAAGTATTTAGTTCCAGATTGTCTTTCTGCTAATCTTTTTTGCATTTCTAATTGTTGTCTTTGAGATTGCATTTCAAATTTTTGTTGTTCAAATTGAGATAAAACATCTCCTAAACTTTTAGTAAGAGATATATCAATATCTTCTACTTGCCTAGTATAATCTTTTCTAGCTCTTCTTAAAGCATCTTGGTCTACGCCTGATCCAGCAAATCCAGTTGCTTCTGATATTGATTCTTGTCTCTGTCTAATATTTTCTAATCCCATTTGAGATCTTTCAGCAGTTATATCAGCTGCTCTTTGCGCTTCTAATGTAGGTAAAGCTAAACTAGAACCTAATGATTCTGATAATGTTTGTTGTGCTAATCCTAAATCAGATAATGCTTCTGAATAAAAACCTGCTTGTTCACGACCTTGTTCTCTTGCTCTTCGAGTTTGACCATATTCTTGTAATGCAGTTAATCCTAATCCTATTGCTTGTAAGTACATTTATTTACTCGCTAATTGTTTTATAAATTTAATAGAATCAGAACCTAATTGTTGTCTCAATGTAATACTTTGAGAACTATCATCTCCATAAAATAAATCTAATTGTGGATTATATATTTCAGATATTAAAGATTCTAATTCACTTGATCTTTCATTTACTATTTTAGAAAATCTTTCTTTATTAAACTTGTCAGAAGGTCTTGCGCCTTTTAAATTTTCTTGAGCAATTTTTAAATCTTTTATTTTACCTTTTAATAATTTAGCTCCACCTTCAGGACTTCTTAATCTCTTAGTAGAAGGTTTATCAAAACTGTATTGTAATGCTCTTTCTTGTAAAGGTCTATCTAAAACTGGCCCTAATGATGGTTCGTCTTTACCCTGTAAATAATCTGGTAATAAACTAAATAGTTTTTCGTTTTCCATAGGTTGATCTACAGAAGGTTTTAAAAAGTCACTAATAGAATCTTGATTAGGTTTTATTTTATTTCCTTCCATATCTTCATCTGCAGTTTCCATCCAAGCTGGAGGTATATCTTCTACTTTATCAACAATTTTCTCAGGTATTACATTGCCATCACTTTTTACAAGAGTGCCTTTTTCAATCTTTTCTCCAACTTTATCCATCATTGTGTCTTGTTTTGTAGGTAATTGTATTTTCTTAGGAGATTCTAATCCACCACCACTTTCTCTTTCAATAGATGCATAATCTGGTAAAGGACTAGGGCCTCCAGTTATAGAAGGCATTTTAGGAGATTCTAATGTATCTAATCCAATATCTTGTTTTTTAGACAAAGCATCTGTACCTAAGAAAGTATCTAACATATTATCTTGTTGCAATGCTCTTGCTTTTTCACCCATAGCAGATACATCATATTTGCTACCTACGTTTTTACCATCTAATTGATATTGCTGTTGACCAAATAAATAACTACTTACAGAAGCCTTACCTGAAAAAACATCCATTAAGGATGATTTATCCCCCCTTACCATAGAAAGTTCTTTACCTTGCTCACCTAAAGATTCTGTTAAAAAGTCTATATTAGATTGTAATTCTTGTTTTTGCTTTACACGTTCTAAAAAAGATGCTCCAGCTTCTAAACCAGCAGATAAAGTACCAAACATTCTTGCTTTTTCTTGATCTTCAAATTGAGCCATCATAGATGACTCTTGGCCTTTCATTAACTGTTCAGTAACACCAGCTAATTGCCCTGTTAATTGTCTTTGTGATGCTCCTCTAGACCGAATTGCAGATTTTATTTTTGAAGCTGTGGCCATATTGACTATATACTTTTACTATTTAATTTAACTAACATATTTGTTTTATCCAACAGTATTATTAGAAATCATTAGTACCACTATGAATTTTAAGAGCTGAACATCTTACGCTTGTAACTGTTGATCCAGTTGCGTTTTGCCATCTAATTCCATTTGTACTTGTCCAAGTAACAATTCCTTTAGTATCGCCTGACAAAGTTAATCCATTGCTATTTCCAAGCCATGC